TCCTAGAAGAACTAATACAGTTTCCCAATGCAGCTCATGATGATCAGGTAGATGCTCTTACAATGGCCATCCATTTCATGAAAGAATTATGGCATCTTACACATCCTGAAGATCCAGAATGGGACGATGATATAAGAAAACAAAAAAGGGTTGCATATTGGCGAACTTAGGTGTATAATATAGGAATGGGAAACTTTAATATTTTTAATGGGGAAGTATATGGCCACTGAACGAAATCCATTTGAACAGATACCACAAGAAGTATCGAATGTTGTTCCGCTAACTCCTGTTGAGGTAGACACAGAACAGGAAGCTACATTTGAAGTGGAACCTGATGGTGGTGTCACAGTAGATTTTAATCGTACCGTTGTAATGGAAGCAGATGCTCCCATAAAAGAATGGTATGAAAATCTTGCTGAAAATATGGATGATAGTAAGCTAGATGAAATTGCAAATGAAGTATATACCAATTATGATGCGGATAAAAATTCCCGACAAGAATGGGAGTCCATGTTTGAGCGTGGCTTTGACCTACTAGGTCTAAAGATACAGGAAACTTCCGAACCATTTGAAGGAGCGTGTACTGCTGTACATCCCTTACTGGTAGAATCAGCAGTTAAATTCCAAAGCAAAGCATCACAGGAACTCTTTCCATCAGGAGGACCAATTAAGACACAGATACTTGGCAAGTCAACTCCAAAGAGAGAGATGCAAGCCAATCGTGTCAAGAACTTTATGAACTATCAGCTCACGGAGCAGATGCCAGAGTACTTTGACGAATTTGAAAAGATGCTCTTCCATCTTCCACTAATTGGATCTGCATTTAAAAAAGTATATTACGATGCAAATCTTAAACGTCCGGTATCTGAATTTGTTCCTATTGATCAATTTTACGTATCCTACTATTCAAGTAACTTGTCCAAGGCCGATAGATATACTCATGTAATCTATCGTAGTCCTGTTGATCTGGCAAAGGATATTCGTTCCGGTATCTATGCAGATGAAGATTTACCAGATGCAACTAATCCACAACCCACGGCTTTTGCATCAAAGATGGATACGATACTAGGTTTCTCTCCAACAGCAGATGCAGATCCACAATATGTTCTACTGGAACAGCATTGCTATCTGGAGATAGATGAAGCTAATTCAGAAGAGGGAATAGCTCTTCCCTATATTGTAACAGTGGAAGAGCAGTCACGAAAAGTTTTATGTATTCGTAGAAACTATAAATCTGATGACACGAACATGGAAAAGATAAGTCACTTTGTCCATTATAGATTCGTACCGGGATTTGGTTTCTACGGATTTGGCCTAATGCACTTCCTTGGTAATCTTACCATGAGTGCTACAGCAGCAATGAGAAGCCTCATTGATGCAGGTCAATTTGCGAACCTGCCGGGAGGCTTTAAGGCCAAGGGTGTTAGAATGGTTGGCGACAATGATCCAATCAGCCCCGGTGAGTTTAAAGAAGTTGAATCTACAGGTATTGATCTGACGAAGGCTATCGTTCCTCTCCCATATAAGGAGCCTTCCTCGACACTGTTTCAGATGCTCGGATTTGTTACAGCAGCAGGTCAGAAGTTTGCCGACAGTACAGAACAAATTGTATCGGAAGCATCTTCCTATGGTCCTGTAGGGACGACAATGGCATTACTGGAAGCATCCAGTAAATTCTTCTCCGCAATTCACAAACGTCTTCACAAGGCGCAGCGGGATGAATTTAGGATCTTGGCCAGAATCGACTATGATTATCTGCCAAGTGAATATCCGTATGAGGTGCCATTTGAAAATCGGAGCATATTTAAATCCGATTTTGATGGAAGAGTGGACGTTATCCCCGTAAGCGATCCAAACATTCCATCCAATGCTCACCGTCTTATGATTGCACAAATGGCCATGCAAATGGCACAGCAGTCTCCTCCCGGCTTGTTCAATATGGAAGCACTAAGTAGAACAATTCTTAATGCTGCCAACATGCCGAATTTAGAAGAAATACTTCCACCTAAACTTAAACCAGCAGATCTCGATCCTGTATCTGATATTATGGCCGCAGTAAAGGGAATACCAATTGCCGCCTTCACAGGACAGAATCATGATGCACACGTAAAGGTAAAGATGGCCTATCTTCAAGATCCAATGAATGGTGGTAATCCTACTATGCAGCGTGTTCGACCAATACTGGAAGCGAATATTCAGGAGCATATGGTTCATAAGTATCAAGAGCAAATGGATGGTGTTGCCAAGAAGGCACTCGAAGAAACTCCTGTAGAGCAAACACCTGAAGTTGTAGAAGGTGCAATGGTCTATGCTGCACAGCAAGTACTAAATGCGAATAAGGCTGGCGTGGCAAAGTCACCAGAACAGCAACTTGTCATACTGGAACAGAAAAAGGTTGAACTGGAACAACAGAAGATACAACTGGATGCCGCCAATAATGCTGCTGAAGCTGCATTGGACGCACAGAAACTTCAACTGGAAGAAGCTAAACTTATGAAGGAAGTTGTATCTGAAGGTCATCAAGTAAGTTTCCGTAAGGAGAAAGCTGATCTTGACAGAGCCAGTAAGGAAACCATGAAGACTGTAGAACTTCTATCTAAGTCTGCTTTGGAAGATCAGAAGTCTGAAATGAAATCTCTGGAGATGATGATCAAGATGGCCCTTGGAGAGATGAAAGCTAATCTCGATGAGAATGTTTTAAAGGCAAAAATTATGGAGAAAGCAGAGCAGATTGAATCTGATAAAAATATAAAGATGATGGAGTTGATTAATAAGGTTATTGAACAAGAAACTAAAGGAGAATAAAATGCCTAAATATGGAGGGACTCACTATCCCAATGATACAAAGGGAACAACCAACGGATATCCCACTCATGTAAAGAACGATGATCGTGGTATTACCAATGCTATGCCAGAACATGTTCCCAATAAAGATAATGGTCTTTACGGTGATTTTACCAAACGTTCCATTGATGATGGTGGAGCTGGTGCAAGAGCACGTAAAGGTGTTTTGAACGAACGTCCCGATTCAGGATGGAAATATCCCAAACCAGTTAGATCATAAGGAGAAATAGTTATGTGGACAGCCCCTATTGTAAAAGAGATTTCTGTAGGACTAGAAATTAATTGTTATGCATGTGCAGATATATGAAATTTTTAAATAATTTTGATCTTGCATCTTGGATTGCTTTTGGAGTTCTTACTTCAGTAGTAGTGATATTGGTTATATCCTAATGGAAATTTGGGATGAAGTAATAAAAGACTACAATGAGGAGTTAAACAAGTTAAAAAATATTATCTCAAACGGTACTGCTGAAAGTTTTGCAAATTACAGACAACTTGTAGGACATATTCAGGGAATTGAATGGGCTAGAGAAAATTTTACAACCATAGTTAAACGTCGTATGTACGACGAAGAGGAGTAAATGCAACAGGTACACTTAGGTAACGCTATTAAAAACGATATGTGGATTACAGAGGACGAGATCAAAGATCCAAAGCCTCTGCCAGAACTACCGGGATACCATATTCTGGTAAGACCAGTAAGTATAAAAGGAGTAACAAAGGGAGGAATAGTACTTCCCGATTCAACTAGAGATGACATGGCCTATCTTACCACCGTAGGAAAGGTTCTAGCCATAGGAGAATTAGCTTATCAAGATGAGATAAAATTTCCCAATGGCTCTTGGTGTAGTGAAGGAGACTTCGTTTGTTATGCCAAACATGCTGGTCAAAAGTTATTCTATAAATCTGTTAGACTGATCCTTTTATTTGATGATCAGGTTATATGCAGAGTGGAACATCCAAGGGATTTAGATCCTACATTTAATCTTACTGCTGGATCTTGATACTTGCATCTAAGATTGTTTTATAGTATAATAAGGTAATAACGTGAACACGTATGCTTCGTAAGCAGCGAAAGGAATTGAAATGATTGATAAAGAAGAATGGACCGAAGTTGAAGCCTCTAGTCCAGAAAAAGAAGAGGATAAAGTAGAATTTGAGGTGGAAGAAACGGAAGCACCTTCCGATACCGAACCAAAAGAGAAAGTCCAAGTTAAAGAAGAAGAGCCACAAGAGCTTGATGGTATAGAAACGAAGGGTGCTCAGAAAAGAATACGTCAGTTAATTAAACAGAGGAAAGATCGTGATGATCAGATCTCTCAACTTATAAGACAGAATGAGGAATTAACTGGTAAAATTAGTACAAGAGAACAGGAATTTTCCAATATAAGTAAATTGCATCTTGATGCGAATGAGAAGCAACTTACGGATAAAATGGAACTGGCACGAGCCGCATACAAATCGGCACATGATGAAGGAGATACAGGAAAGATACTTCAGGCACAAGAGTTTTTAAATGAAGCCCAAAATGATCTTAAATCTCTTGGTGCTACAAAAGCTCAGTTTGAACAGGAACCACAACCAGTTCAACAGCAAGTACAGCCTGCTCCACAACAAAACACAGCAGATCCAAAAGCAATAGAGTGGTCACAGAATAATGATTGGTTTGGTAAAGATAGGGTAATGACCGCTGCTGCTCTTGCTCTGGATGCGGAATTAAAAGAAGAAGGGTTTGATCCAAGTGATCCAGAATTTTATAATGAAATCGATAATCGAATTAAAGAATCGTTTCCTCACAAATTCAACACTGAGGAAACTAAAAGTTCGGTGCAGGAACAACCGTCTAAACCTGCTCAGGTGGTAGCTGGAGCGTCACGTTCCACTCCTGCTCCGGGTAAAGTGAAACTTACGAAAGAAGATGTAAGGTTAGCACAGAACTGGGGTATACCGCTTGAACAATATGCTGCTGAAAAAGCCAAGGTACAGGATGCCGATGGCGAATACACAGCAATTAAACTGTAACGTGGAGGAGAAATTATGACACGTATTGAATCACGTAATTCTCAATCAAGGGAAAACGAAACTAGAGAAGAAACAGAGTACGTCTTTGAAGAACCAAACGCAACTTTTATACCTCGTGAAGTTGAAGA